AAATCAAGATTTGCGTCAGTTTCGACTAATTCAACTGGGAATAACTCGACTAAAGACAAAGATACCATTACATTGACTGATTTACAAAAGAAAGCCGCAAAAAGTTTGGGAATTAGTGAAGAAGATTATGGAAAGACTGCAAGGGAGATGAATTATGTCTAATCCAGAAAATATTGATCCCGGCGCAGCTCAATCAATGGATGATATTTTTGGAGTTCGAAAAGTTGATCTTGAGCATGATGATTCTTTCAAGGCTTTGGAGGAGGTACAAAATGCTTTCGAGCATAAAGAAACTGTGGCAGAAACTTCTAGACCCGCTGGATTTCAACGAAAAACGCCAAAAACACAGGGCGTATCAGTAGATTCAGCCGCGCCTCAACAAGAAGTCGTTACTGAAGATAAAGTAACTCCCGAACGTCTTGCTGCACTAGAAGATGCCATTCGAACACTAAAAGCTGGTCAAAATGGCGTAAGAATGCGCAGCGCACCAGTTAAACCAGCGCCTTTGGATTTCACGAAATTGACTGAATCTGATGTGTTTGATCTAGATATTCCGATTGAAGCAGTGGATCATTCAGTGCCTGAATATTTGATTGTGAATCTTAAGGATAAAAATTATGTCGCTCGTTGGGTGCATAAAGCTCCTCGTCGTCTGGGTCCTATGAAAGCTAATGGATGGACTTTTATCACTAAAGAAGACCTGGAAGATGAAACAATCATTGAATTTGCAATGGATGAAAATGGATTATATCGTTATGATGATGTAATTGCTATGAAGTGTCAAAAACAGAAGTATTTTGGCCAACTTCGTAAAAATCACGAACGAGCACTCGCACAAGTGAATCCGAAGCTTTTGCATCAGAAAGCTAAAAATGCAGTCGAAGGAGCACTAAAACAAGCTCCTGCGGGTGGCAAACAGGGTAAGAGTTATCAAGATTATGTAAATGCAGGTCAACTTGAAGTTTATGAACCGCTTTCACAGAAGTAATTGAATTATTTTCTTTATTTTATCGTTTTAAACTGGAATACCCTAACTGGAGGATTTTAATGGCAGCGAATTTGTCAGTCCACACTCCTGTTATTCCAATTATTACTACCTCTGGAAATACTCCTCAAACACAGGGCATTCCAGAAAAAGCGTCACAGACGTTTCCAAGTGGAGCGCCTGTTCAATTGACTGCGGGGTATGTAGCAATTTGGAATGGCACAACTTATACAAATGGGATTTTGGGATTTTCCAATATTCCAGCTTCTAACCTTGCGACAAATGGTGCTGGTGCGCCTGGTGCTTTTGGGCAGATTACAGGTGTTCAAGCAATTGCAACTTATGGTTCAGTACCAAATATGCCGAATGCGGTTAATATTGCACTCGGTACTCCAATGACTGACGGTCGGACTCTTGTTTTGCTTGCTAATTCTGATACAATTTTCGAGATTCAAGTAGATGCATCTACAGGATCGACTTACGCATTAACACAAGCTGCTGTGGGAACTCAATATGGAATTACAATTGATACTGGTGGGACTTGTTATCTTGATATTGCAAAAACTACAGTAGGTACTAATACTTGTGCTCAGGTTGTTAAATTGTCGCCAATTGACGGTACTTTGGTTAATGGGCATGTTCAGATTGTTATTGTTGCACCGCAAGTTTACGCTTAAGTTGAGGTAAATTATCTAATGACTCAAGTTCGTGGTGATTTCGCACAATTAATGGTGCCGGGGCTAAAGAAAATTTACTTCGACGCCGATGAGTATGAACAGCGGGAGAAGCAATATCCGATGCTTTTTAATGTCAAGTCTTCTGATTCGGAATTTGAACAGGAACTTGAAATGATGGGTGTCGGACCATTGCAGGAAAAGCCGGAAAATTCGTCAACTGCGTATAATGATATGGTCCAGTTAGGATCACGTCGTGCTACGCATCTTACTTATTCTTTGGGAATTAGGACTTCTAAAGAATTGTGGGATGATGATAAGTATGGTTTGATCCGAATGGGACCGAAAGCTCTTGCTCGTTCTACGAGATTCACAGAAGAGGTAGTGGCTTGGAATATTATTAATAATGGCTTTTCATCGACGACAGGGGTAGTGACGTTTGATGGGCAGTCTATTTTTAATAATCAGCATTATCTTGGTGGTGGTTCAGCAGCAACGAATATTACTCCGGGACTAACGAATGTTATTAGTGCTGCGGGTACTTATCCTAATCGTCCTCCGACGGATATTGATTTGAGTGTAGCTGGTCTTCAATTGATGACTAATTATGCTAACCGTATGGTGGATAATACTGGATTTCCGATTAATGTTAAATTCCGGCACATCTTGATTCCGCCGGAATTGGTATTTATCGCGCGTGAAATTCTTGGCTCTACTGGTCAACCTTACACGGCGGATAATACTATTAACTCTTTGATTGCCGAGGATTACAAATTTTTGATCGGCAATTACTTGGCTTCAGGCTCGGCTTGGTACGCTTTCGCAGATAAAATGTATACCGCATTGACAGTTTGGATGCGTGAGAAGCCAAATACGGACTTTGATGATGATTTCGATACGGATGCTGTAAAACAGAAAACCCGTATGAGAATGTCAGCATCGTGTTTTAGATGGCAGGGAACCTTCGGTTCTAACGGACCGTAAACCTTTTAAGATGGCGTAAAAACTTCGTCGCCTCGCAGAGAATGACAAGTTTTTTATCGCCGATAGGGCTGGATTTTCGGATCGCTCCTTTTATCTGGCCCTATTTAAATTACTAAATGAGGTTAAATTTATGAGTTTCGGTGAAGGTTTTGCAACAGGACTAAGTAAGACAATTGGTAAAACCAAAGGTGATGGCTCGAATGGTTCAAAGTTGTCGTCAGAAATTCGAAAAGGTGTAGCAAAAATATCTTCTTCAGGTAAATCTGGCCGGAGTCAAGTTTCAAGTTCTGGAGCAGCGGCTGAGTACCCTGGTGTAGATTCTGGTTCGTCTGATGACGGAGAGTAGTTATGGCATATGGAAAACGTTCATTTGGAATTGGTCCGTGGCATTATGATGCGCGCTTGGATTATAAGACGCACATAAGTGACATGGGTTGGCAACGTGGTAAACTTATTCGAACAGATACGTTCGATAAATATTTAATTGGTGATCGTGAAGCAGAAATAGCACTTGTTTTAGGGGATGGGAAAGAAGAATTGGCTCCTGATCCAAAGTTGCAAGAACCAGATGTAATTACGCAAAATGATGATATTTTCATCTAACAACTAAATAATCGAGTCCGCGAACGAATTACTGATCGCGCAAACTCCTTAGACTGTAGCGAAAGCTATAAGTGAGCAGGGAAAAGGAGATATACTAATGTCAAGTAATACTCGTAATCGCTGGACACAAGATACACCAAACCCAGATGGACAAATGTTCATTGGGGCGAATCATTTTGTGGATGTTGCAGGATTTGCAACCAATGCTAGTTCTGCGGCAGGGTATGTATCTAAAAACATACCATCTACAGATGCATCAATTTTATTTTCTGCGGTTAACTTCTTGCTTCGGACTGGAGTATTAGCAACTCCGGCTTTAAATCAAGAACAATTTGGAACTGCTGCATTGCAACCGGGACCATCTGGTGTTTCAGGAACTTCAGGTCCACTTGGTCTTGGTGCGGGATTTCCTCCTATTACAAATTCTACTAATCCTACCGTTTCTGGTAATCTTCCTGCCGCTGGGGTAGGTAAAGGTTATCAGATTAATTGGTTTGATGTGATTTATGAAGTTGATACTGTTGCATTGAGCGCAGCAACTTGTGGGCTAACTACTACTAAATTTGCTGCTGTTGGAACTAGTGCAGCACCGACAGTGACTAGTATTGTTGCTTTAGCAGCTAATGGTCTACCAACAGCAACTAACACCGCAGGTCAACAAACCAGAACTCGTGTTACTCCAGCTACCCCTGCATTTATTACTGGTGATGGAACTGAAGTTATTATTAATGTTAACTTAACGGCAGGTGCTGGTGGTACGGCGAAATTTTTTGGGGTTGTTTTCGGTGTTTCATTTAATTTTA